GCTGCCAGGAGCGCCCTGACCAAACAAAACTGTCCCGTCGTTTGCATCTGATGTGCTTTGTATCGTGTAAACAACCGTCCATGTGCCAGATATTCTTTTTGCAAATGATCCGGCTGCTGTGTTGATGAAAATATCTCCGTCTTTCCCGATATTGTTTTGAGGCAGTACGTTGCCAAAAGAGATATTAGTGCTTGTATTAATATTGTTATTTAATAGAGCAATGAGTGCCTGAAACGTAAATTGGTAATCAGCATCATTCCGCGTGAGTATTGATACGTCATTTAGTCCAATACTACCCGCTACCGGCAACTCGCTTATTTTTTGATCTGTTGCCATCAGGTTAAAAATTCGTTAAAGGGTAAATAATTGTTTTCGGGGCAAGTGCCTGGGTAATTGTAATCGGTTTTATCTATTCCCCTAATGCGCGGACCAGCTTGTCTGCTGCTTTTATTGCGTTCATTATAGTGCCATAGTGGAAACAGGTCTTTATTGTCCCACAAATATTTTTCAATTACGTTAGCATGAGCATTCGCCACGCTTCTTTGTTGCTGAACGAGTTTTACCAGGTCTTGAGGTTTAAGCGCATCTGCGTTGTCATGTCGTTTAATTACAGGGCCGCTTGACGTGTAGTGGACAGTATCGGCTTCTATAAATCTGGCAAATGTGAAATACACCAAAGTTGGCAACATGCCTTCGTATATGATAGTATGCCCAAAACGATCTGTATATTCGCAACCTGCCCATAGATCTTTATATTGTTGGGTTGCGGTGTCAGCTATTGTAGCATCTGTATTAAAGTATTTGATGAAATCATAGTACAGTGCATGCCCTAAAAAAGGTTTTAAATCTAGTTCCTGTGCCTTTTTAATAAAGACTTTAATGCGATCCGGCTTTATATTGACAGAAATATCCTCGTAATCCTGAAATGCAGATGGTGTGATCAAATAAATCATAAAAAGTAGGGGTGAAGAGGTTTATAATTAAATTTCAAGGCACATTGCTTCGGCCTCTTTAGATTTAAAACCGTAGGCATAAGTGAGGATGGCTATCTTGTTTTGTGTAGGAAGATGCGATAATAGCAACTGGTTGATATTATTCCCTGCAATTATGCCAGCATTATCATCCGCTACCTCATTGGGGATCGGAACAATGTTCCAGTTTTCTGAAGGGTTGATGTTTTTGCAATAGTGGCTAAAGATTTCCGCAAAGGTTTCTGAAAGCTCCAACCTGTCATTTGCAGTGTTATCATTAAACTCTCTTATCGCTTCCTTTTTTTCGCCTCCGTTGCTCAATCCGGACGATTTTTCTGAATTGATCAGTTCCTTCGGTATTGAAAACCCTTTGATAATCCGCGACTCGACTGATTTTTCAGTTGCCTCAAAAAGCTTGTCATTATTTTGGATAGAATAGGGTTGAAATTCAGGCTTTGAGTTTTCATCCTCATACTCTATTACGATGATCTTTTGGGCACTTTTAGCCCCTTGAAATGTGCCCAGATCTTTCTCCAGTTGTGAAGGTGCATTGTAATAATGCTGTTCATCATTATCAGGTATACTGTTATCAGCCTCTTCCCGGCGTGATTGCATGAACAACATCGTTGACGGCAGAAAGCCGGTGGTTACCTCACGGTTGTTAAACGTTTTAATACCGGCTTCCGTCTCAAAATCCTCCCAAACACTGTCCGCCTCAATTAGCGGATAGTCATCAACTTCTGTGTTAAAGTAGAGGAGCTGGCCTTTGTACTGATCCCATCCTCCTGCCGCCACCACTTGTTCAATGATTGTCTCCGGATCGGGATTATAGGGATCCAGATAGGTTATTTTAGATCGGGTGATATTCTTCCAGGTTTTTCGTCCCCAGTCAAAATAGATAGCGTATTTGCCTTTGGTTTCCTTGCAATCCGGGTCTCCTTGTCTAATATCCTCAAAGCGGACATAGTTTACCGAGCAGATCTTAAAATTAGCGTTGTAATTAACGTGAATGCCAAAACCAGTAAACAACGCCTTATCGCGGGCAACGGCTTTTAAAAGTTTTGCGATGGTAAGGCCGTTGTCGTTAATAGTCTGGCGCGCAAAATCTGTGTCCTCAAACCCTCTGCCATTAATAAATTTTGTTCTCTTGTTCCAGCAATCCTTGGCCGTGGGCGAAGCGCCAACCAGTTCAAGCATTCTTTGCGGATATGCATTGTCTATGTCATAATTAAGGATGCCGTAAGTTTGATTAGGCCGTACTATTATGCGCCTTTCAACCTGTGGTAAATAAGTCTTCATTCAGTTTAATTAGTTCATGGTTCATAGATTGTAGTTCATGGCAAGGGTGTGGATCATGGTAAGGTATAGTATGAGCCATTTGTGCTTACTATTGAACCGTTAACCATGATCCATGAACTAAAAATTACCCTACCAATGCTTCAAGAGCCGCCAAAGTGGTGGCGTAGGTAGCCGTGCCTGATTGCGGAGCAATTGAAACGGCTCTTGGCGGATAGGGCTCCCGCGTTTTGTCCGGATTAGTAAGTTTAAGTTTGTAACCACCTTCCAGCGTTTCATCAGCGGCATTGCGTTCTGCGTCAGTAAGGATCAGGCCGTTAATCGCCCCGAACAGTTCTATGGCAGAGTCGCTGGATTTATAGTTGTTGATGGTAATAGCCTTAACTCTGCCGTAACCCATGGCTATAAGTTGAGACTTAATATCTACCGATAAGCCGGCGATATTAAAGTCGATCTCCTCAGTATATCTTGGCCCTACTGATGTTTTGGCCAGCTTTGAGGTTGAGGTAAAGCTATTGTTTGTACCCGTGAACTTATAAATCTTGGCGGTGTTTAGCGCAGTGATTCCGGTTACAAGGAGTGGATTGGTAGCGTCAAAGGTGAGGGTAAAATCGTCCTGGTTAAAGATGTAAACAACATCTTCAATGCCGGCAGTTATTGGATCGCCGCCCAGCGCAAACCCGGCGCTTATTTTATTGTAAATTGACATATGTGATTAATAAGTGAATTTGAAAGTGAAGAACAATTGGAGGTAGAACAGGGAGGCTGGAGGAATGATGCTGCTATGCAAGATGTTGTTTGTAGTGCCTCAGGCATCATTCCAACAGCTCATTGCCTGGTCGATAATTTTATGCCGACAGATAGAACAGTTCGTTTGCGAACTTAAAGTTCACTGCAGCTTTCATGCGAGCCTTTAACCTAACTACATCGTCATTAGTATAAGGCTTCATGTAAACGGTAGACAGTTCAGAAGCATCGCCCAATAAATCCACGCCGAGGAATAAGTTAGAAGACCGTGCGCCAAGCAGGGTATTTGCCTGCCAGTGGTTCATCACCTGCAATGGTAAGCCCAGGTAATCCATCTTTTTGAGGTCGGTAAACGCGTTTAACACGTTTGTGGCTTTGTTGGCCTGCGCTTGTGCATAAGCGTAACCAACATGCAGCGGAATTTGTAAGTTGAAGTCCTCCTGAATGCGATCAGCCGGGTCAAGCTGTGCATAAACCGATCCCAGCACCTGTAAAACGTTGCTTGCATTGATAAAGCTTACAGTTGCAGCGGTCGATGAACCAGTAAAGGTTGCCGGCTTCCGTGTGTTAACCTCGTTGTAGTTACGAACCAGCTTAAACTGTGTAGCGCTTGCTACCTGGATAAAGTAAGACTGTCCTTGCAAATCAATTCCGGGCGCACCATTGGTGGTGTCTTTGCTGGTGCCGGTAAGTGCGGTTAAGGTAACTACGTCGCCATCGGCTAGGGCAGCGGTGCTGCTTACGGTAACTAAGCCGGTGGCATCAATTGCAGTGGCAGCCATTGAAGTAGCCGGTTTACCCAGGTTTACTTTGTAAACGCCGCTTGCAGCAGCTATAGAAGGTAAGAGTCCTGTAAAATCGGCAGAAAAAGCGGCTTCTTTGGTGGATGATTTACCCAGCCAGTACAGGCGTTCATTAGCTACCTGGATTTTAGTAAGATAACGCTGAACCATAAAGTCAGACAGGTCAACTACACCCTCATAGTCCTGAAACGAGCCTGGTTTCAAAGATTGCGCTTCCCAGCTTTGGATAAGTTTATCCCATTGCTCCTGCTTCATAAATTCATATACAACAGGGTCAAGATAGCTTTCGTTCTGAGTAGCAGTGGTGCCCTGATCAGTAAATACACCGGACGGGTCCTGGAATTTTACATCGTCATCAACGTCCAGAATTACCTTGCGTGATTTTACATCATTGATGACAGTAAGCAGTCCGCGTTTTACAGAATCGGCTTCCAGCAATGTGCTGGCCATAAAACCTGCCAGTGCTTCACCGGCATAGGTATTGTTAGTAAAAGTAAATTGTGCCATAGTTTACCCCCCTGCCCCCTGAAGGGGGAGTTTTAGATGAATTCCTTATAGAGAGCCCCTTAACGCTGGAAAGGCGAGCAATAGTAAACGGGATAAGGATTTTGATTGTATTATAATGAGATAATTGCGAGTAATGGGCCTTAGACTGCTGAGGTAAGTCACCCGATTTCTATTTTGAATCGCTGA